ACGGACTCTGTTTCATTGGAACAGAGCTTTTGAAAGAAGGAGTGGTCTCCGTGTGGGATGGATTCTACAGACGATTTTACAAGTTCAAGCACTGGTGATAGCATAGCATGGCGAAAATGACTCATCCTATCCAATCAACTTTAGTGACCTACTTGTATGTAGGAAAAGAAGCTTAAGTTGTTTGCTCTTCCTGTGTAGTTTTCTTTTTGCGAAAGGTAACAGCCTTTTGCTTATCCAAAAGCTGAAAGAGCACAGTTCCCTCCGCATTTCTATGCATCACAAGGCCTTTAATTTCCGTAATTGCTTCTTTGTCTTGATCATAAATAACAGAGGTCTTGCTATTCAAGAGTTTCTTATCCAAGCTTTTCGCGAGCAATCCATACAAATTCTGCTTTTCCTGTTCAGACAAATGAAGACGATCTGCCTCTTCACTGCTGAATTTACGAAGACGATTCAAACGAAGGCCACGCTCAAGACGATGCCATTGACGCTTGTAAGCGCCTCCCGCATCTTGATCCAGGAATCGCAAAAGAGTCTCTGATTCAAATGAAACAGCCTTGCGAGGTCCAATGCCTATGATATCACCACTGATATCGTGTGTTCTTTTTAAAGTTTTGTTCCTCCCTGTTAAGGCGTTCATATACATATATACAGTAACTCTTCTTAAGACTCATTACGAAGCTGTAAGATAGATTTATAGATTTCAAATATATTTCCACCGTCGGATATTTCTGCTTCAAAAATATCATTGGGAGCCCACCAATCAGAACCCTCCTTTTCTTGAATGAAATAAAAGGGTCTCCAACATTCAGGTTTGTCAGGTTTGGCCAGTGCCTCTTCCCATGTATAAAAATCAGATAAACTGGTCTTTTTGGGATTTATTTGTATATACGCGATTTGTTTGGAATTGTCAATCCAAATCTGCTCTACGACAAAGCCATTGGGTTCGCAATAGTCCTGAAGAATCTTGGATTTTTCTAGCAATCCAGTTTCTTCCGTTTTCCAAATAACTTTTCCTGCGTGAGCAAGAAATAAATTCAAACACGTGATGGTATGAGAAGGGGTTTGTTTTTGCGTTCTCGTAAAGGGAACAAGTTTCATCTTGGTGAAAAGAAGAGACCAAGGTTTAGATGGAGCCCATACCAGCCTATTACACACCTGAAACAAACTTTCTTTCAATGAATGTGCGATCTCGCCGAGAAATGAGCACGCGTGATGCCGCAAATATCCGTCAATTTGAGCATTGGCAGACAGATGCTCCTTATCTTCAAATGGATAGACCCGATTTGAATGGTCCAAAGATTTTATCGGATATGAATCCCACGAATAGCCGTCAGGTGAACGGTCAAAATTATTTACAGAATAGGCCTTTGAAGGCTGGTCAAGACAGTTTCACAGCAAATCCTTATTTCCAAGGATATGCGCCTGAATATGATTCCCGAAATGCGGTTCGCGAACTCCGATCTGCTATTTACGAAGATCGGTTTGACAAAGGTATGCGTGAATCCAAACAATTATTGAATAGAACCTTTACAACGCAATGGTTGGAGCCATCCTACGTAGCAGATAACAATTTGGATACTCTGAATTCCTTGGTAGCCTATGAGCAATTAAAACCTCAAATGGATGATATTGCCAAGAACTTCCGTTCCACTCCTGGAAAAAACCCGATTCAAAGCATTCACGTCGGTAGAAAAAAAGAGGAGGTTCCCAAAGAAAAGGAGACAACTAAAAAACCTCAGGATACGACCGTGATGTATAGCTTACGGTAAACCGCTTAAAAGCCCATAGACTAAATATAAGTAGATTGCTATGATACGCTCGCGCTCGTTTCCGTCGCACCTTTCTAAAGAGTTGACTCAGTCTGGAGATCCGAAAACTCCGCCTGCGGAGCGAGAAGTCGCGGCGACAGCCGCAAAAGAAATGCTCTCCTCCTTCTCACCTTATTCTATTAAATATTCAATCCTACCAATTCTCTTTGAGAAAATGTCTTCCAAAGAAAAATGGCAAACACGTGTGCTGAGCCTTCAATTGGTAAGTATGTTGGCAAAGTCTCATCCTACGCAGATGAGTATCTGTCTTCCTGAGATCATCCCTCAAATTGTAAATCAAGCGAGTGATGTTCGCAAAGATATTTCTTCCCAAGCCGAGAAGACTCTTTTTGATGTTTGTAATTGTATGCAGAACAAGGATATTGAACCTCTTCTTCCTGTTCTTGTTTCTTGTTTGGCGCGCCCCTCAGAACTAAATGAGTGCATTTACAAACTTTCTGCGACTACTTTTGTTCAGGCAGTAGAACAGCCAACTCTTGCTGTTCTCGTTCCCATTCTGGAGCGCGGACTTCGTAGCACGACGTCCACCATTCGTCGTCAGTCCGCAGTCATCTGTGACAATATGTGTAAACTTGTTCAGAACCCTGCTCACGCGGCGCCCCTGATTCCAACCCTCCTTCCTCTTCTTCAATCCGCAAAACTCAATACGTCTCTTCCTGAAGTTCGCGAGGTTTGTTCTAAGGCGTGTGCGACGGTAGAAAAGGCTGCGCAAGGAGTTTCTACTGATACCACCAAAGATACTCTGAATTCAATGAAGGATCATATTCTTCGTATTGTTGCGCCCAAGGATAGTGACGCGCTTTCTAAGCTCCAAGATTCTGAGAAGGAAGCACTTCATCATATGGCATCCTCCGCGCTTTTCGCGTGTGAAATGGGTGTCTATGATAAAGACATTTGGCATTCAGATCTTATTACTTCTTTTTTGGAGCCGATTACACCTATTGCAACTGAAATTTGTGATACTCTCCTTTCTGAAAAAAGTAAGTGGGTAGAATCCAAAAGCGATGACGACGAAGATTCCGCACTGGATCTTTGTAAGTGTGAATTTAGTCTTGCCTATGGTGGAAAGATTCTTCTGAATCAAGCCACTCTTCATCTGAAGAAAGGACACCGCTATGGGCTTTGTGGTGCGAATGGATGTGGAAAATCTACCTTGCTCCGAGCGATTGCGAATGGGCAGGTGGAAGGATTTCCATCCAAGGATGTTCTTCGCACTGCTGCGGTAGAACACGATCTGGATGGAAGTCTCTCGGATCACACCATTGTGGACTATCTTATTGCGTCTCTAGACAAGGAAGGAATTCTTCTCACTGTTGAAGAAGCATTTGCGCAACTCCAAGCAGTAGGATTTACTCAAAATGTCAGTATTGCTTCTCTTTCAGGGGGTTGGAAAATGAAGCTTGCTCTTTCCAAAGCTATTCTTACAAAGCCCCATATTCTTTTGCTGGATGAGCCAACGAACCATTTGGACACTACCAACGTTGCGTGGCTCACTGAGTATCTCACCAAGAACTGTAAGGATGTCAGCTGTCTGATTGTTTCCCACGATTCTAAATTCCTGGACAATGTCTGCACAGACATCCTTCATTATGAGCGCTTCAAGCTGAAGAAATACAAGGGAAATTTGTCCGCATTTGTTGCTGTTTATCCTGAAGCCTCTGCGTATCTTTCACTGGAGAATTCAGCCTTCCAATTCAAACTTCCTGAACCAGGATTTCTGGAAGGTGTGAGCACGAAAGGTAAGGCCATTCTTAAAATGACGGATGTTGACTATACGTATCCTGGAACGGAGAAGAAGATCTTTAGTGATGTAAATGTGGTCTGTTCTCTCTCTTCTAGAGTAGGATGTATTGGTCCGAATGGAGCTGGCAAGTCTACTCTTATTAAGATTCTGACGGGTGAGATTGTTGCTCAAAAAGGCTCTGTATGGAAGCATCCTAGTGTTCGCATCGCTTACGTCGCACAGCACGCATTCCATCACCTTGAAGAGCATCTGGACAAGACTCCGAGTGAATACATTCAATGGCGATTTGCGTCAGGTGAGGACAAGGAGAGCTTTGACAAGGAGGCTGCGAAACTCACAGCCGCAGAGGAGAAGGCACTCGCATCTACTGTTGTCTTGGATGGAGCAAAGTATATTGTAGAACAAGTTCTCAACCGTCGTAAGCTAAAAAGCTCTTTTGAATACGAGGCTTCTTTTGTTGGAATGACTCCTGATAAGAACAAATGGCTACCACGCAAGTGGCTGGAAGACAATGGCTTTGGAAAGCTTGTGGATCGTTTGGATGCACAGGAGGCAGCAGCAGCGGGTCTTCACTCAACTCCTCTCACCTCTGCGAATATTGCGAAACATTTGGCGGATGTTGGACTTGAAAGTGAATTCACTCTCCATCATCGTATGCGAGGACTTTCAGGAGGTCAAAAGGTTAAGGTGGTGATTGGAGCAGCGTGCTGGATGCATCCGCATTTGATTGTTCTGGACGAGCCTACCAACTATCTAGATCGTGATTCCTTGGGAGCTCTTGCTGGAGCTATCAAGCAATTTGAAGGAGGTGTTGTGATTATTTCCCACGCGGGTGAATTCATTGATGCGACTACAACTGAGAAATGGATTGTGGGTGGAGGTGTTGTAAAGATTGAGGGAGAGACGTGGAGTATCGCAAATACAAAACTGACCAGGGCAATTCAAGCAGATGAAGTTGTAGATGCCGCAGGCAATGTCATAAAAGTTGAAAAGCAACTCACAGATCGTGAGAAGAAACAAAAGGAAAAGGAAAAGCTGAAACGTCGCAAGGAAAAGGCAAAGATGCGCGCACGTGGTGAACCTGTATCATCCGATTCCGAAGATTATGAATAATTACTCAAAACTCATTTCTGTAGTAAACGTGTGCTTCTGCATTAGTTTAATTGGAACAGAATCTTTATTGCTAACTCGGCGACGAGTAGTAGATCGTGTAGAAATTGTATTGATAGTTGTCTGTGTATCATTGGATGAAGTGCTGCTCCCGGTTGTAGGCGTTGAACGGAGCTTCGCAAGCTCCTTCATTGACTGATTCATTTCCTTTTCAATCGCCTCTTGGTGCTCTTGAATATATTTCAAAATGTTTTTCTCAATCGCCCAACGGAAAAAATTCAGTTTGGCGACTGTAGTGACGAATGCGGGATGATTCGGAACCTGGAAATAGATACGTTCACGACGGCAGAAGGGATCAAACAGTTTCTTGCTGTAGGCCTTCAACTGTGACTTATAGTCTCTGTAGACGAGAAATTCCTGCCCATCCAAAATGTATGCCGTAGAGTGTGTCTTCGCATAATTGGTAACAAACCAATCAATTACACGAAGGCTAATTTCGGAGGTTCCTTGAAGGAGGGTTACGATTTCCGCAATATCCGAGCGACCCGCATAGAAACGTTGAAGAGAATTCACAATCAATTCTTGTTTGCAGTGAATTTTGTTTCGGCGAGTGGGATCCGCAGAACGGGGTGAAGAATCCGGTTCAAAACGAAGAGTAGCAGAAGGAGGTTCAGGATTCAGAACTTGCATTGCTGTGTTTATGTTCGGTCTATGCTTAGGCCACTTTTTTCGTTGGAATCATCAGATGGCGTCCCAGGTGCCCATAGGGTATAATCCAGAAAATAGCTTGCTCCACGGAGGGACAGCTCCTATTGTTCCAGTCCAGGGAGGAGGAGGTATGGAAGCAGGCGCAGCACCTCCAGGATACAATCCTGAACAGAGCTTATTGAACACACCAAACAATGCTCCTATTGTTGCGATTCGTGGAGGTGGCAAAGAGGATAAACCTTATGACTCCTACTTCCTTGAACGCTATGATCCTCCTCTGGAAATGATTGAAATTCCTGTGGTCGCAGACTTAACAGCAAGAAGAGAGCGAATTTCCAAGTATATGACTGCGTCTTTGCCTGATTTGAAAGAGGTCCAAAGTTTGGAACGTGCTCCTGTTACTTTTGCGTATCGTGATGAAGTTGCGCCGACCTATCAGAAATGCTCAACCGAGACAGGAAAACGAAGACTCCCTTTGAATTTCTTTGAGATTGTGCGGAAGCGCATAGTATTTATAGATGCGCCAAATCCAAATATCTGGATCATACCGAATTTGAAAGGAAATGTCAGTCGTTTCCTTCAATATATGAACAAGATCCCAAAGACAGCCGATGGAAAAATAGATCCCAATCACTATGTTTTTTTTGTGGGTGCGTTTTTCTCCTTGTCAGATACACCTGGAAATGTTCTTCTCTATGATCAATTCTTGATTCAGAAACTCAACAATATGAAGAACTTGTATTATTTGAACAATCTGAATGATGACTTTGTAAGTGCGTCGTGCGCAATTGTGAAAAGCATTTACTCCACAGACACGTTGAGAAAACCAGATTCCCAGGAAAAACCTCTATCCGCATTTTTTGAACCTGACATTGTTGTTTTTACCAAGGTCCATATTGTTTTGAAAAACAGTGAACTTCCTGTCCAGCGTGAAGAACCTGAGGTGAAAATTAGCAAATTGCTGAAGCTACCATCCTTTCCTACACGGAGTTTTATTCTTATTCCTTCCCGTGATACCTATGATGAAGATCTACCATCGGATGACAGTGATGATCCTCCTTCTGAGCGTTATTTCTTTTTCACATTCCGTCGCGTCGCCAAACCTATCAAAGAACCTGTTGAATCTGCGATTCAGTGCCCTGAGGGTCAAGAATGCGCTGGATTCAAAGGTGGATACAAACTCACGACAATAGGAGATGATCGCAAGATAGAAACACCTGGTTTATATTTGCTGAGTATCAATGCGGATGGTATGCCTTTCTTCAAAGAGCCTGGATCCAAGCTGGAACCTACAGAAAAAACGGAAGAAGTGGAGGAAATTGAGGAAGAAATAGAAGAAGAAAAGAAGGAAGAAGAGGTTGAAGAAATTGAAGAAGAAGAAGAGGAAACTGTTACAGAAGAGCCTTTTGTTGCGTCTCCTTTGGCTATACAAGCCAAGGAAGAACAAACGTTTGAATTGGACAATGTAAAATATAGAATTCGGATTCCTTATGAAAAGGCTGTCAAGGAAGATTGGCTCAAAGGAGTCTATACAGAAAATGAAGTGGTCTTTTTAAAATCTTTGAAATTTACACCCAAACTTTTATCAGATACATTTGGAACAACGTATTGGAAACCTCGTTTAGCAGATTTCTTGGAAAAGGTTGTGAACTCCAATTGTTTTAACGATGTAATTTTACTTACAAAAGCAGAATGTTCCAATTCCCAACAATTTATTAAAGAAATCTATCTTGAAATGTATAAAAAATCACTAGAGCGTTTGTATTCCAAATTTGGATATCCTAAACCAGAACTTTTGGAAGATATTTTGCTGTCTCTGAAACGTATCGCTACGTTGGGACCTGCCAAAGGAAAAGATGTGTTGACAAAATTCTTGTATACTGGAGATATTTTGAACAGATTCCAAGTGATCAATTACAACAAAGAAACAGGGGAATATTTCGCTGATTTTGTGGATATGCCTGAGGAAACTCGCAGCATTTTGAACAAACTCAAATTGTATAGAGTCACATCAGGTGATTTGAATGAAATTATGAATGCGATAGCTGAACG